TAATTCTGCTTTATATCTTTGGCTTGTGGATAACTTCCATGCAAGAACTTCTTTTTCTACATAGTCAGGCACATGGGTAGGTATTTCTTGTTCCACCCAATTCATATACGCGCCTTTTGGAGCAACCACTAATAGTCGATCAATTTTTCCTTGGTTATATAATATGCATGCATTATCCAATGCTATTTTAGTTTTGCCAGTTCCCATTTCGGCAAAGATAGCAAAGGATTCTTTATCCCAGCATTTTTTTAAAGCATCACGTTGATGCTCATATGGTTCAGTTTTAAATTTATACATTTGCGTAATATGGATCTGCATCTAAACTTTTAAACCATTTAGGTGGTCGTTTCCATTCTCCAATTTTATGTATGTAATAATCTCTATAGGCACAAACAAAATCATCTTGTTTAAATTCATCTGGCATACACAATGGTGGTGTTGTAATGTCATTTATATTTCTAGAAGATAATTTTACTGCAGATGCGATATCATTTAGCACCTGATGACACTTATGAAATTTTCTAAATCTAAAAGTATATTCTATAGACAAAGCTTCAGCGTGCATCATCGCCCAGTGAAAATTATCCCATGTGTCACCAACCCAAATAGTCATAGGATGTTTTGGATAGGCAGATTTATAGCCTACGTCATAATCATGTCTCCTAGCAGCTGTGGACAACATTTGCGTGGTTTCTAACACCATTTTAACCACATGCTTATCACATTGAGCCTTGGCAGCACGAGACGGATCCCTGTGTAAAAAAAATATATTCATTCTTAATTCTTTTGTTGACTTTGATTATATCATAGTATATAATGCAATGCAAGAAATAAAATTATGACTGTTTATATTTTACAAGAGATGGGAAGAAATGTAAGATCGGCTGAAAAGTTTGGTGATCTTAAAGTTGTTCTTCCTGACAATAGGCAAATTGTTTTATCATCTGGCCCATTAACATTTAAGCTACAGCAGGAGCTTAAGAATTTTAATGATGAAGACTACTTGCTTTTAATGGGAGATCCTGCTATAATAGCAGTTGCTGGCGCGGTTGTCAGTGATGTAAATGGAGGTCGGTTCAAAGTCCTAAAATGGGACCGCGATGAAAAAAGATACTACGACATAGAAATAGATTTGAGAGGAAAAAGAAATGAATGAACTATTAAAACAAATGGCACAAGATGCTAGTCAAACACCCACTAATAACATGGGTAAGATTGGATCAGTTGCCAATGATATTGCTGATACAGATAAAGAGATTAGTGATATAGAAGAGCAATTAAAAAAGAAAAAAGATTATAAGAAACATTTATCAGAAAATGTTTTACCTAATCTTTTTGCAGAAGTAGGTTTATCAGAATTAAAACTAGCGGATGGCAGGCTTATTAAAATAGGAAACTATTATGGTGCTTCTATTAAGGAAGACAAAAAACAAGCTGCTTATTCCTGGTTAAGGAACAACGGATTTGGTGATTTAATAAAGAACCAAGTCTCTTGTAGCTTTGGAAGAGATGAAGATGAGAAAGCTAGAGGATTGATTCAAACTTTGGATGAGCAAGGTTATCAATCTTCGCAACGTGAATGGGTCGAACCTTCCACCCTTCGCGCATTTATACGTGAGCAACACGAAGCAGGTAAGCAATTACCTATGGACCTGTTAGGCGCTTACGTCGGACAAAAAACAACGATTAAAAATTAAAGGAGAAAGACTAATGGCTAAAACGCAAGAAGTCGCGAAAGCGACAAAAGTTGATCTAGCAGTTCTTGCTAGTGATTCCAAGGATGCAAGTGGTTTTGGTAATCTTGATATGTCAAGAGATATCGCAATCCCTTACATTAACATTCTTCAATCAAATAGTCCGCAATTGAATCCATCAAAAGCGGAACATGTTGAAGGAGCAAAAGTGGGGCAGTTTTATAATACTGTTTCACAAGAAGTCAGTGATTCACTAAATGTAATCCCTGTTCTTTACCAATTAAAGTATGTTGAATGGAAACCAAGAGAGCAAGGTGGAGGGTTTGTAACTTCCCACACTGCTGATAGTGGAATCCTATCACAAACTAAACGTGATCAGGTAACCTTTAAAGATGTATTACCAAATGGTAACTACATTGCGACAACAGCTTACCACTATGTAATGGTGCAAGGTGGTGATGGAAACTGGTCGCAGGCTGTGATTAGTATGACATCTACTCAATTGAAAAAAAGTAGACGTTGGAATAGCTTAATGCTTACACAGAAAGTTAAAGGTCCATCTGGGAGTTTTACACCTCCAACTTATGCCATGATTTATAAACTTACTACTGTTAGTGAGTCCAATGATCGTGGAAGTTGGTTTGGTTATCAAGTTGAGAAAATTGGTCAAGTTGAGGATGGTGACATTTATAGTGAAGCGAAATCATTTTCAACTACAGTATCAAGAGGAGAAGTCGAAGCTAAACCTGTTGTAGAGGGGGAGCCTGTTAAAGAGGCACCTAAATCAGCAACTCAAGAAAGCAACGAAAAGATACCGTTTTAAGGTATATTTTCTAAACTGGGGGTTTAGTGAAAGAATTCAAATCTATATTTGAAGGGTTAGACGTAGCTTATGGTCAGCACCGTTCCGAAGGTTCGCGTGCTGACGGTAAGCAAGAGGGTAAGTCCTATATCGTTAAGAACCTTGTCACAGATAAGTTGTGGGAAGATCATCTTAAAGGTAAAGGACCTTCTCTTGGAATCATTCCTATTATGGCTGATAATACAGCTAGGTGGGGGTGCATTGACATTGATACTTATCCAATTGATTATCGAAAGATAATCCTAACCATACGAAAATTAAAATTACCACTCATACCATGCAGATCCAAAAGTGGTGGGTTACATATATTTTTATTTTTAAAAGAGCCTGTTGCAG